TGGCATTCTCTCGCTCCTTCGCTAGGTCATTCAATACTTGGATGTGAGCCTTGAAAGCCATAGGGCTAAGGTTCACGATTGACTCGAACGTAACCCCGTACTCATACGAAAGACGAGCCGCCGTATAAGTAACGGAGTTACGATCTAGCCTAAAGGGTCAGACTCTAAGACCTCGACCCCTTTAATTGTCTCAAGGAAAGCCTCGCCGAATGGCTTAACTGTTTCCCCTGAGCGACGGATTGCTTCCCAGCAAAGCCAGTACACCGAACTCTGCATCTGATCTTCCAAAAGGCTCTTGTGGAAACCTTTCTTAAAATGCTGTTCAAAGGAATACTCAATAACTGGGGTTATCTCGAATTCCTGTACTGAATTGTCTGCCCTTGTGACTTTTAACTTTGCCATGTTCTGCCCCTTTGTTTGTTTAGATTATGATGTTGTTACTGCAATTGTACCTGATACGTTCCACGTTACGGACTGAGTACCAAGGTCACCGACTGCGCCGTTAATGTCTGTAGTGTTGTTAACGAGTGCTGTCATTGTGTAGAGCGGGTTAGTAGCTGAAGTAGCTGCTGAAGTCTGCTTAACTGTAACTGTAACGTTTGTGCCCCATGCTGCCTGAAGAGTCTGGAGAACATTTGCTGTAGCTGTATCGTTAAGGAAGTCGATAGTGATAGATGATGCTTCCAAGCCCTTTACGAACTTGTGGCCTGAGTCACCCATCGCAGTAACTTCGAGCTCGTCAAATGAGCGATTTAGGCTAACAGATGTTACATGGTTTGAGAGGTCTACCGAGTTTACAGTAAGAACTACTCCATTGTTTAAGAATACTGCCACGGCTTATTCCTCGTCTTTCTTTGTAGTTGGTTTTGGTGCTGGTGCTGCTGGTGGTAGCTGACCGATCTTGATTAGAAAGTCGGCTTGCTCCTTTGTCCAATCGTCCATCGATTAGCTCCATTCCGTTAGGGTACTTACTGCAATATCGCAGGTAAGTAAATCGCCAGATGGGACTGAGATAACGCTTGGTGCGCTAACTGAGCCCACGTTAAACACGATGCTTGACGCATCTAAAAGGTTCATAACTCGAACTACGTCCGTTTCGATGCCGGCAAGATTTCCGGCATTATCGAGCAGGGGCACAAGAATACTAATTTTGAAATTAGCCATTGGAGCAATAGAAGTCTTATCGTTATTATTAGGCTCGATGTAAGGGTCTGCAGGTGTGACGATTACAGAGTTAGGGATAGGGCTTGCAGGTGGAAAGCTGAAAACCTGATAAAGAGAGTTATCTACTAGAGCCTCAGCAATAGAAGAGCGAAGAGTAGTTATCGCTGTCATTAGCCGACCATACTTCTAGGATCTAAATAAGGCGCGATAAGTCCACGAATGCGTGAGATGAGCTGAGAAGACATCGCATAGAAAGAGCCCATAGAGCCATCTGGAGCCATACCGTTACCTGAGTTAGCTTGACGTGACTGCCAGATAGACTCAGCGACCATGAGGGCTGCTAACTGGATGCTCGGTACTGTTGAAGGGTCTAGGTAGGTATCTGCCGATACTACGCCGTAAGGGAGCGTAGGGTGGTAAGGCTTCTCTGCACCGCTTGAGACTGTGTAAGTAATTGAATACTCGCCTACTCCGGTGATGGTCTTTGTACCGTTAAGGCGTGAACCGTTGCCGGTGATAACTACAGACTGACCGACGTAATAAGTACTGCGGACATCCTCATCGAAGTAAAGAGTGCCAGTAGTAGTAGTAGTTGAGTGACCGATATTGTAATTAGCGTTCTGCCATATGAAAGGGAGTAGCACATTATCCGCAGCGTCGCACACTTCTTGAAGAGTTGCGTCTGCATAGAGTGAGCCAACGCCAAGTGCAGCCTTTAACTCGGCTACTGTACATAAGCTCATTCTCTATCCTTTCATAAGAGCTGGGAGCGAGAAGGGCACTCGCCCCCAGCCGTTCTAATGGTTCGCTATTAAGCGAGGTTGAACTTGAAGGCTCCGCCAGCTGATGGAACCTTAGTTGCAATTGCGCCGTAGCCGTAGTAACCGACCTCGACCTGACCTGTGCCTACCTTGTCGGCGCGTAGCTGCAAGCGTGGGCTCTCATACCATGTGAATGACTCACGGTTAACAACAACGATTGAACCGTCAGCTGCACCTGTAAGTGAGTAATCAACGTACAAGTCGAGTCCGAGGAGTGATCCGCGAAGTGACTGTGAAACATTACCCGCTGCGTTCTGTGGCTGTGAAGCGATGAAGAGAGGGCGATTCGCTGAATCGACCATTCCCATAATGTTCGCCCATTGTGTAGGTGAGACGATTACGCCAGATGCGAAACGAAGTGTGTTTGTGTAGATAGAGTCAGATGCGCGAGCAATAAAGCCAGCCATTTCTGCGCCATCCCAAGGAAGTGTAATTGTTGTTGAGTCTGCTGTTGCGCCAGCCTGTAGAGCTGTGCGTACTGCAACGTTAGTTGACTTAGCGTAAGCGTCAGCCATAAGTGACTGGAGCTCTGCGAAGAATGCTGGAGAAGTACGATCAAGAACTTCTACGTCGAACAACTGCATTCCTGCATACTTCTTTACGTCGACATCGAGGTATTCAATCTCTACCTGTGTATCGGAGAACGCAGCCTTCTCAGCTGTTTCTGCGACAGTAGGAACTGACTTAACGCGAGGGATCTGGAACTTGAATCCTGCGTCTGGAAGTGTGCCAGTTGAAATCGCATCGATTGATGGACGTCCAGCAGTTGACTTGTTGTTAATAATTTCTGTGAGCTGACGAGTTGGTACGAGACCAGCTACGTCTGTTGTATCTGTATCTGACGCAGCTGCAAGGTACTGACGAGCTGACTCGTCACCGAACTGTGCGCGGATAGAGTTCTCAAGGAATGCCTCGTTAGAGAGGTTGATTCGTGGAGCTGTGTAGTGCATTGCCTTTACTACTGGTGCAGAGGCTTCGACTGCCGCAGCCTCTACGGGTGTTGCTTCAACTGTAGGTGTGTTTTCCACGGCTACTGTCTCGCTTTCTGTTGTTGGGGTTTCTTCGACGAGAGGCTGTTCCTCTGCGCGAATTTCTTTAACTTCCGCTGATTTAAATGCGGGTTCTGTGACGAGGCTGACTTCTCGGAGCTTTGCGCTCGATACTACGATATGACCTTCACGGCTTGGCTTAGATGCAAGAATTTCAGCACCAATAGAGAGACCGCTTACGAGTCCCTCCTGTGCCTGAATGAGTGCATCGTTACCGCCAGTAGATCGTGACAACTTGAAAGTCGCATAGATACCTTCTGGACGAACCTCAGCGGCAGTCATGCGTCCAACTGGCTTCTTCATGTCATGCTGTGAGAGAAGTTTAATCTTTGAGATATCTGTAACGTCGATTGAGCCAGCCTGAAAGACTGCGCCGCCAAGATTGGTATGACCAACCTCGCCTGTACCCATTGGGACAATAAGTCCTGAGATTTCGCGGCGCTCTTCTGAGCATTCAATAGATGAGGCTTCGATATATAGGGTTTCCATTATGCATCGCTCCCGTTAGGTGTGAGGTCTTCCATCTCCATCGCTTGATTAACGTCGATGAGCCCTAGGGATAACATCTTCTCAATTACGAGTAGACGATCCATTGGCTCGGTGCGAAGGAAAGTTGAATCTAGATCGAACTTAACATAGTGTCCAGCCGTTGAAATATCGTCCATACTGAGGCGCTGCTCGATTGCGGATATGTACGGCTGGAACGCTAGAGCTACCAATTGCTTACGCTCGTCAAGAATGTTCGCGTATGTCATCGACGTATTCTGGTCTGCGCTAAGATAAAACGCAGGAATTCCGCATAAGCGGCTGATTTCCGTCGCAAGGTTCTGGATGGCTTCCGTGTACATCATTTCTTTAGGAGAGAAACCTAAGTTAGATGCATCAAGTGTGCTAGTGAGGTAAGCTGTTGCGTTATTTTGACGAGCGCGCTTCCACGCTGCAAGAAGTCCAGAGACCTCAGCGGCTGGTAGGTCTGCGCCAGAATTTTTAATAACTGTTGTTGCCATAGGTGTTGCAGCTGCTACCGCTGCTGCCTTTTGTACGTCAATAGCAGCCTGAATAGTACGAGCACCTGAAGTTAAGATTCCTTCGTTGAATGCCTGAAACGTAACGAGTGAACCAAGTCCAGACATGGGGCGCGGCTTGCCGTCGACGTAATACTGAGTGACGTACTGACCGTAAGGATCTACCTCGGTAGTTACGCGAGTGTTAGCAACCCATTCAAAGGTAGCGCCTCTGTTGTCTTCCTGATAGGTCTCGGTAATTTCAAGAAATGCTTGACCGAAAAATAGGAGGCTATCAACGAGGTAGCTAATAGTTACAAACTGAGGCTGAGACTTTGAAAGTTGGTTAACCCAGCGAGGAGCAGGAATTTCCTCACCTGTTGACTTCTTCTTATACTCAAGCGGAATAGATCCGACAGTACAGATAAGGTCACGGCATCGCTTGACCGCTGGTACAGACATAGCTGCATGGCGGCTGACGGCTGGGGTTAGATAATAATTAGCGGCATAGAACGCATCGCCCATAATCTGAGGAGCTGCCTGAGCTTCAAGAATTTGTGGCTGCTTGCGCGAGAGTATACCCATAGATGCTAATTATACACTACTCTGTAAAGATTCCTGCGCTTTGTTGAGGTTTCAATAGTGTCGTGACTACCATCGCCGTACCGATAGCGGCTGAGATATCTCCCGCTGATTTTCTCTTGATAATACGCCATGACGAGTCATTAGTTTTAGCCGCGCAGTTGTTCATATTCTGCACCCAGACCTCGGAGCCGTTATGGACTAGACGCTTGTTATCGAGAGCGTCCTTTAGATCCGTACATGCCTGATAGAACTGCGCGCCTGAGATGTCCTGAGTTACTTGTCCGGCGTTAGCCAAGCGGTCAGCGATGGACTGCGTGGCGTACTTGTCATAACCGATAGAGCGGGGTCGGTACTGGTCTGCCCAGCCCTTAATATCGGCGGCTATCTTTAACTCGTCTACCGAGACTTGGCTCTCCCATGTTTGAGCAACGCCAATTCCAATTCGACCATCTGGGAGAATCTGGCCAATAACCAAAGACGCGTTGCGACGAGATGGACTGACATCGAAAGCGAATACCGTGTAAGCACCGGCTGACAAGACCAGCTCAGAGTCAGAGCATTCTTCCAAACTGCCATGAGTCCACGGAGAACTGAGAGAGTCAATCCATTGGCATAGGGTTTCCGTGCGGGTGTTCTCGATAGGGCTCGTTGCAATAGCTTCTTCAATTGCTTCCTCCGTGATTGTGTAACCGAGGGCAGGGTTCGCTTGAGCCCAGCCGTGGCGATCTGTTATCTTGCAATATTGGGGAGCCGAATACTCATAAAACCCAAAAGACTTAGGTGGGTTCTCCAACGCACGCGAGCGTAAATCGTTGAGCACAATACTCCACGCATCACCTGCATTTGATGTTAAAAGTGTGTGTGCATTCTTGTGGGCGCGAGTTACTGGAATCGCAGCTCGATAGCCCTCTTCTGAAATTTCGCGTACTTCGTCAATATAGAGTAAGCCGTTAATGCTGCGTCCACGAGATCCGTCTCTTGTCGCTGCGACCACGTCGAGGCGTGCGCCTGAGAGCATTTCTATGGATTCCGTGCCATTAGCGTGGCGTATCTGTTTGACCATTCCCTTAAGGTGGTCGTTATTCTCTAGCGCATTGGCTACCTGCCTAAAGGTCTCAAGTGCCATGGAGCGATTAGAGGACATGATTAGCACGTCTGTATTCCACTTTAAGAGGTGAGTGAGGATGAGCATGCGAGCTAAAAACGTCTTTCCATTTTGCCTACTGATGAGTAACAAATTGAGCTTTCTTACCCACATGTCGTTCTTGTCTACTGTGAGCATATCCTTTAGAACGTACTCTTGGTAGGGCAAAAGCTCCTCTTTGAGTAGTGCTGCAATCTCTTTTACGTCGTCGACCTTGCTCTTGCCCTTGAGAGGGATGTTCTGGAGGCGTGGTTTCGTTGACCCCCTACGCGGTGTTTTACGCTCTGCTGCCATCGGTCTTAGTTACTGACTGGTCGGGTTGAAAAGGGGCTATCTTGGACTATTTCCGACCGTGTTGGGGAGAGGCGGGCAGGAAAATCAAGGGGGGTACGCATGGACTCTAAAAAAAC